CGACCGCGGCATTCAGAGCCTCGCAGCGAAACCCGGAGGTGATCTGTAGCCAGACAGGGGTCTTGAGGGATGCGTTGAGGAAGTCGCGAAGGCCCTGCAGCCGCTCAGCAACCGTGATGATGTTCGCCAGCTCGTCACGGGTCGGGACGTTCTTGATGCCCAGCTCGTCAGCCGTATCGGATGCCGTGAACTCGGCGAGCGTGAAATTGGCGGTGAGCTTAGTCATTGCCGGCGCCCTTCCAGATCCGCAGCCATTCCGTAAGCTGGCCCTTGTCGATTATGCCGCGCATGAAATAGAGCGCGCCGCCAGCGACTAGCAGGGCCACCAGCGCGCCGACCGCGCCTTCCGGCGGCACCTTGCTTGTCACCCAGAGCAGACAGACGATGACCGCGGCGCTGAAAAGCGGGCGCTGCCAGGTGCGGGCCTGATCAATCATTGGGTCGCTCCTGTCTGCGTTCGATACGGTTGATCGCCTCCACCATGAAGACGGTTCGCTCATCCATCCGGCCGACCGTCTCCTGCATTGATGTGAAGCTGGCCGAATTGCGGATAGCGATGGCTTCGATCCGGGCAATATCGCGGTCTTGCTCTTCGTTTTTCGCTTGCATCAGGAACCACTGCCCGACGAGGCCCGAACAAATCGCCACGGTCGTCAAGATATGGCCGACCGTGACTTCTCGCTTGACTGTCCAATGGTTGGTTTCAGCCATCAGGATTCCTTTCGGGCATGAAAAAGCCGCCCTCAGTGCGGATGCGCAGCGGATAGGTGCCGGGCGGTATGCACGACGCACGGCGCTCATTGTCGCGCCAAGCAGGCTCCAGCGTGTAGGCCATATGCTTTGGGCCGGGATGCCAATGCAGCTCGCTCAGCGTTGCCTTGCCGTCATCGTCGCGGCGGATCAGCTTGACGTCCATATAGTCCCCCTTTCCAGCCTAGCGGTCAAAAATTGATCAAGTTGCGATACTCGGCTTGAGGTCACGCATCGTGGCCAAAATCACGTCGATTTTGTCGCTGATCGCCTGCACTTCAGCCTGAGTCGGGGGGTCGCTGATCGTCTGATTGAGGTCAGCGATGGCCGCGCCAAGACCGTCAATGACAGACGTTCCACTGATTTTCAGCGCGCCCGTGCGAATGTCCGCACCCGATGACGAGACGCGGACAATCTCAGCGCCGCCCGCTGCAATGTTGGCTTCGTTTGCTGTTCTTAAAAACAGACCCGTGTCCGAGTCCACAGTGCAAGTAAATGCGGGGGCGGCGGCGGTGCCGCGATTTCCCGACATAACTTGCGACGACGTAACGCGAAGTCCTTCAGCGCCGCCAGTTGCAATGTTGGCTTCGTTTGTGGTGCGTGAATAAAATCCTGTATCATCATCGACTGAAAACGCCAGAGACGGCGACGCGTTAGAGCCACGCGGAACAAGAAGTCGACCGCCAGTCGACACTTTGATGCCCGCCGCATCCATTACAAACACTTCGGCCCCGACAGCGACAAACGACAAGGAATCCCCTGAAAGAGAATTAAACCCGGTCGTCGGATTACCAGACAAGCGCAAGGCAAGGTCGCTAGAGGCGGAACGTTTTAATTCTATTGCGCCGGTTGTGGTGAGATTTCCGTCCTCATCGCTGTAAAGCACATTATTGCGCGTTGCATTAAACAAAGGCGTCCCTGAGTCGCGATTGGTGACGCCAAAGATTCGCACTTGCCCGCCATGGTTATCAATGCGGAAGGTGGACGCCGGAGTTCCGCCTGCGCTTATACCGTCAATTAAAACATCGTCCGTCTCTACTCGATCAACCCCCGTTGCTACACCGTTTAAGTTCGCCGCTTCTGCGGCGCTTGCAATTTGGATGTTGTGTCCAGAATTACTCGGAGAAATGCCGCGAAATTGTGCAACGCGAATATTTTCACCCTGCACAAGTAGATTACTTCGAGACGATTCAGCGCCAGTGGCGCATCCTTCGTACACCGTCTGCTCCGCGCCGATCCATGAGTCATGAGCTGAATATCTTAGAGACGTTGTTCCAACGTTGCGGAAACTTTCATGCTCGATAATTCTGAACCTGTAAGGGATTTTGCTTGAATCTGCTGGGTGGCCCAAGGCAATACCATGGCCCCCATTGTCAGCCGTCAAAACCTTATACAAAACGCCCAGCCCCGGTCGCGCCCATGCGCCGCCGTATTGAGCCACCGCCCCGCTTACAGTGGTGGAAGCGGACTGTGTCAGCTCAACTTCTGTAGCGCTCGTTACGCTTGCAATTGTGGTTTCTAGGTCATACCCATTAGGCCCCGCGCCCTTCACAAGAATACGAGCGCCTACATCGTCGGGGTCAGCAAATAACGCAGACGCAGATGTCAATGTAGCATCGCCTGACGTAATTGCCGCATCGGACACGGCCTGCCCGCCAAGCATGGTATGCACACGCCCCGTCGCCGTCCCTCGATCAATTAAGACGCCGTGATTGCCGTTATTGAGACAGCTCACCCGCTGGAAGTCGTGGCCGACACTATCGCCAATTACAGCAACCCCGTATCCGGGTTGCTGTATTACGCGAACATCGTGCAATAGCGGGTAAGAGATTTTTGAGGCGCTGTCAGCGTCGTCAGGCGCTTCAAAATGAATGCCGTTGTCTGACGTCGACCCGTTGTTAGTCCGATTTGCGGTCGCCGTCACTTGAAGTTTCGCGACACGGAAGGGGGCGACAGTGACATGCAGTACGTGTCCGGCGGTGTGGTCCGCAACAATCGTCGTCCCGCCAATGTTGACGTTACCGGACTTGGACCCCGGCAACCCCTGCCCCTCAAGGATCACGTATCCAAAGCCGGTCGTTTGAATTACCGAGGATGTGTAATATTCGCGACGGGCTAGTAAGACCGTTGCGCCGCGTTGGCCTTCAGCTGCCACCCCCTCATTGGCTGACGCATAATCAAGCGCAGCCTGAATACCGTCTGTGTCGTCACTGTCACCCGGCTCGATAAACCAGTCAGCGTGAATTGGGCCGAGAACGACACGCTGCCATGCCCCCGATGCGCCGGTGTTGTCGCTATCAGGGGCAACCCAAATGCCTTGCTTGGTGTCTGCGGTCACGTTTGCGGACTGGTTGCCTGTTGTCCATCTGAAAAAGCCCCAGCGGTAATCATCGGTGACGCTGGCAATGTCGCCGTCGCCAAGGCCAGAAACGCTGCGAGCCGCAAGAGTGGCGATGGTGTCGGCCTGCCCGCCCGCCCAGATGCCAGAAATATTCTCATCAGCCGCCGCAAGCACATCGCCCGCGCCTGCCGGTGTGGCGAAAGTCAAATCGCCCGCGCCGTCCGTTTTGAGATATTGGCCCGCCGAGCCGTCCGTGGTCGGAGCTGTGAAGGCGTCCGCGAAAGCTTGCAGGTTGGCGTCATAAGCCAGAACATCAGAGCCGACAGCAACGCCAAGGGATGTGCGCGCCGTGGCTCCGCTTTCCGTCACAAACTCAGAGCCATTGCCAATAATGACAGCGCCGTCAGACGGGGTGAGGCCCGAGATGTCTTCCAAGTCGCCATCAAGCGAAAGCGTGTTGTCCGTAATTGCAAGGCCAGTGCCGAGAGACAGCCACTCTACTTGCGTATCGCTGTCATCCCAGAACATGAGCCTGTCAGCGCCAGGGTCAGTTACGACACCCGAGAACGGTACCGCGCCAAGGGTGATGCTGGCAAAAGTCGGGGAGTCGGTTGTGTTAAGCGATTGGTCGCCAAGCTGGGACGGGTTGATGAAAAGATACGGCGTGATTGCTGAAGCGTCGATATTGTCTTGGCTGAAATACGTGGCCGACTCTGCACTGTTCTTCAAGATCAGCTTGTAGTCACCCAAAGATGAGTCCATCCACACAACAGCCCGGCCACCGCTGTCGCAAACCACCGGATTTGCGGCAGGAGTCCCGAGCCCGCTATCAGTGTATGTCGCCTGGTTTGTTGTCGTGCCAGCGGCATAAGTGAAAAGCTTTGCTCCAGACTGAACGGCACCGTTCAGGTCAGTTGCATATACAATGATGGGGGTCGCGACCATTTTGCTACCTTAGACCAAGAGCGGAAAGACGAAGGCCAGTTGCCTCCATGTCTTCCTGTTGACGGCGAGCGGCTTGTGCTTCTCGCTCCATTTCATTCGGGTCTATCTCGTCAGGGCCAAGACCAATCATAGTCGCGACCAAGTAACGAGCGCGGTAACTATTTGGATCAGAACGCGCTAGCTCTCGAATGTACTGAACATTGTCTGGATTTGCAAATGCTCTGCCAATCTGCTCATAAGAAGCCTGAGTCTGAAAGCGGTGTTGAGCGCGAGAAACGCTACCAAGGCCACCGGCCAGATTTTGAAGGCCACCAGCTACACTTCGGCTGCGGCCCAGTTCTTCCGGGTTTGCAGATGTGCGGCTTGACCCACGGGCGGTTGTAGAGCGCATAACCCGCATGGCATTGCGAAACGCATCGAAGCGAACCCCCTCAGCCATTCCGGTGCCCTCATCCAGAGCGTTCATCATCGTTCGGATTGCCGGGCCATCATTCGCAATGAGCGCAGTGTAAGCAGCTTGGCCAATATTGTTGACCTGTGCAGGGTTCGACGCGCGACGAACAACCCTGTCCACGCGGCTTTGAATAAAAGCGTTCATGGCGTCTTCGGCAAGCTGAGGGTTCTCAGCGGCGATAATACGGAACCCACGGCGGAACCTTGGAAGGTTTGCCGTTTCAGACTGCCGACCAATAGTGTCCAGTACGTTTTGAGCGTCGCGGCGCGCTTGCGGGTCACTGATGCGGTTGAGCGTTTCCTGCACCGGGTCAACAAGCCTCTCGCTCATGCGGCGCGTGGCTGCCCTGGCGCGGCCAAGCTGTTGGTAGTTATTAGCAATCTCACCAGCAACCTCTTGACGAAGGCTGCCGAAAAGCCCGCTCCACTCAGGGCGTTGAGCGCGGCCTGTAGAGTTCGGCGTTGTAGCAGCATTGATCGCCCGATTGGTTTCACGCTCCCAGTCGTAAAGCTGACCAGCCGTGCTGATTAGGGGGCGCGTCTCAACGGCTTGTTCTAGCGCTTTAATTTCTTCTGGCGTGATGCGCGACCAATCATCACCCGCCGCCTCTAGCGCACGGCGCAGATCGTCCGGCTCCCCAGCTTCCGGCATTCGCAATTGAGCGCGAAGACGCAGGGCCATATTTCTGTCAGCCTGCACGTTGGCGTTGCTCGCAATATCCTCAAGTCGCTGGTCAAGATCGCGAACAAATCGGTCCCCGCTTTCACCAAGCGGCTGCTGCGCGCCCGCTTCAAACTCTGGACGCAATCTCTCACGAATAGCCGCGCGCCTGCGGGCAACAATATTGCCACCGACACGCTGCAAATCCGCGCCCACGTCACTGGACCGTACGGGTCCGGCTAGTCGATTGAGCGCATCGCCCACGCTTCCCGTAATCGGATCACCGGCAAAATCAGGCTCAACAATTCGGCCCGCCTCCATCCCGCGCATGGGTCGCCCGCCGACGCCTTGGCGGCGAACAAGCTGAGCCAGCGCCCGGAACTCACCAACATCAACGCCAAGCTCGTCAGCCGCCTCAATAATAGCCTCATCCGCACCAATCGTTATGCCCATGCCCCGGCTGCGCTGTGCGATTTCGTCGGCCCGCTGATACACTTCGTCAGGGATAGTCTGCACGTTGCTACGAATGGCCTGACGCGCGTTTGTGTTCGACATCAGGGTTCGGCCAGCGGCAAGGCCGGAAATCAAACCGGCGATGGCGGGCGCTCCTGGAATCAAATTTATCTGATCCGACTCCATTACGGCTTGCGAGCCGGTAGCGGCGGCAGCGCCCGTGCCGACCTCCTCTGCAATTTCTCGGCCCAAGTTTGCGGTCGAACCGCGCTGAGTGGCGCGCGGCAACATTCGGTCGCCAGCCATTCCAGCAAGGCGGGACGCGCCTTTGCGACCAACGCCATAAACGGCGCCCTGAGATGCGACCTCGCCAATGACATTAGCAAAGCGGCCCGGCATGGTGGACGGTCGGTATGGATCTTCTGCCAAAACGCCAGCGCCCCGCAGTCGAGAGATTGTCTCGTCTCGCGTCTCAAACGGGTCGTTATAGTCGCCGCTGTAAAGCCCGTCCTCGTAATAAAATGGATTGACGCGGCCAATGAGGTTGAGAGGTTGCGTGGCCAAATTCGGGATAGTGTTCAGGCCGACCCATGCGCCAGACGCGCCAGAACGCAAAGTGTCTTCGCCCGTCTCCATCGCGCGCCGCATTCCAGCTTGCGACTCCGGCACCATCTCATATGTTCCAGACTGCGGATCATAAACCTGTTCATAGGGCTCGAACGCCGAATACTGAGGTATCTCGGAGTTTGGAATATAAGGGTCTTCCATTTGCTCTGGAGGCACGCCTTGGTCGCCAGCCGGTGTCGTCACGCGGCGAGCGCCTTGCGTCACCCAATCAGGGACAGATGGGCGCTCTTGCGCTTCTACAGCGTCACTCTCGACACGACGCGCACCCTGCGTCACCCAGTCAGGGGCTTCCTGAGAGGCTTTGCTGCGCGATGCTTTTCTCTTGGGAGCCCTCATGGGTGACTACCCCTCAATTTGGTAGGTTTGGCCGTTGTAGCGGAACCAATCGCCTTGTGACAGGGCTTCGCGTTGATCAGGGCGATAAATGGGTATCGGGTTCGACCGGGAAGCAAACTCTTGGCCATACATTTGCCGGTACAAATCGGGATTGTTCACGCCGACAAACAATTGACGGGTCTCGTCCTCCCGGCGAAGGCCAGAGGCCACTCCGCGAAGGTTTTCCAGAAGAAGCTCGGGCGACTGATTTGAAGACAGAGAGCCATCAAGCGACGCCAGCAAATCCAATTCGCGCTGAGTGATTTGACCATAGCCCGTGCCCCTGTTGCCGGTGGCCACTGCTCTTTCGCGGGCTTGGTTGATTTGGTCAGAGGTAACAAAGCCCCGCAAAGCGATAAGCTCCTGAGCGACGTTCTCAGGAATAGAGCCTGTCGTCATGAGGTCAGCAATTGACGAGTCCGTTGCGCCGCCAAAAGACGCCAACACAGCCTGTATCGAGCCGACCGACTCAGGGTTCGCCTCAATTGTCTCAATGAGGCGGTTTAGACGGTATGCTTGTCGCATCATCACATCGGATTGGGCCAAGTAGGCGTCTGGATTGGGGATAGCCCCAACCTCCGTGGCTCGGTCGCCAACCTCTACAGGCCGACCATCAGAACCGCGCTGCCACACCTTGCCCTCGTCAAGCTGGGCCTCACGAATTTCATCAAGATCCATATACTCATACCCAGGAATCTCGGCTTCCGTCGCAACACCTGTGAATGTAGCATTACCCGCATCGTCGATTATGACGCGCTCAATATTACCCGTTTCAGGATTGCGGCCAGACGTCAGGCGAGGGCGAGCGGAAGAACCACCAGACGTGCCGCCAGAAGAACCGGAGCGGGGCCGCGCGATAAGCTCGTATTCGTTGGTCAGGACGTTTCTTTGTGCGGGGCCAAGGTTTTCATTATAAGGGTAGGATGGATCGCCATAATTCACCGTTTCATAGCGAGTTTGAGTGCCGGTATTGATATTCACACCAGAACCCGGCTCCGGCGCGCGGACACCAGTGCTTTCTATCGTTCCGGCGGCTGGGTTAAAGCGACCGATATAGCGGTTGTTATCCTCGCCAAGCATAAGCTCGCTTTGATAGCTAATTTCGCGCGGCTGAGCGCCAAGGCCCACAGCATATTGTGCAAGCTGGTCATTTGACAGGCTGGCAAGCTCTGCGCCTCGTTGCTCAATATCTTGTGCAAATTGGGGAAAGCGCGAGGCCAGTCCCATAGTCGTTACCGCAATGAGCTGCGTCCGCTCTGCATCGTCCTCGACCTCAGAGGCACGCAAGAGGGCCGGGGCAGCCAAGTCCTGCATCTCACGGTACATTTCCTGCCTTTCGGCCTCTTGCGCTGACTGAGCCGCCGCCCGCGCATCGATCCGGTCGCGGATTTGCATACCCGCGTCAAGCTCACCCTCTTGGAGAGCGTATGCAGCGGCTTTGTCGTCATTCCCAGCGGACAGAAGCCCGCCAATGTCTTGAGCTGTGCGCCGAGCGCGACCAGCCTCAAAATCTTGGCGAATACGGTCTTGAGCGCCCATCGCTGCGTTCACGAGTCCTGTATAAACTTGAGGCATGACTATTTCTTTCCGCCGTTCTTTCCGCCGCCAAAGATTCCATTCAGACCGCCGCCGCCAATCCAGTTAGCGATGCCGCCGCCGATTGATCCAATAGTATTCGCGCCGATAGCGCCCTGCGTGAGGTAGGAAGAAGCGCGAGCGTCGCCCGCCCCGGAAATCAGCCCCGAGATATTGTTGGCCGTGTTCGAGCCGAGGCTTGCAGCAGTGCCGGTCGCGGTCTGCCCCATCCCCGCCAGCGAAGCCAGCCGGTTGAAGTAGTTCCCGTAGGTCTGATCAGCCAGCCCCTGCCCGTACTCTTGCAGTCGAGCCAAGGTGGAGCCACGCAAAAGCCCGCCACGCGATGCCGCCGAATTGTCAATCGAGCGAAGTCCTTCCGTAAGCTGGAACTGATAGCCCGGCGTGTTTCGGAAGCGACCATACGGGTCAGCCGGGTCTGCCGCATTCGGGTCCGTAACGCCCTGCGTGTCCTGGACTTGCACGTTGCCCTTGGCAGCGTTTTGGGCAAGAGAAGCACGCACGCCGGGGGGAAGCCCCGCCGCATTACCGCCGCCGCCTTCAATCGTGTTCATCGGGCCACGGAGCTGGTACGCACCCATTGCCGCGTCGTTGCCATCGTTTGGCGCGCCGCCAGCCATTCCATATAGACCCTGCGCACCACTAAAAGCGGGCGAATACGCGCGAGCGCCCGGTTCCGCCCCAGTGCCGACGCCACCACCGGCCTGACCGCCAAAATTAAACCCGCCGCTTGAAGCAGGAAAGCTGACACCAGGTATGCCCGGCTGAGGCGAAAGACCAAGCTCAAACATCATTTGGCCAATGGCCGTGTCGCCCGCCTGAATACGCGGACGCAGCATGTTCATGGTGTCGGTGAATTGTTCGCGCTGAACCTGCGCGGCCCTATCGGAAGCCTGCGCCTGAGTTTGAGCGGCGTTGCGTGCGGCACTGGAAGACGAGCGCCCCGCGACAACCGAACCTACCGCGCCAACACCCGCAGCTATGGCTGTAGCTACCATCAGAAATACCTTATGTAATGACGCTCTTGGGGCCTGTAGCCCTTGGCAGCGTAAATTTCATCCATGCGGTCGTTTTCTGATCGAGATTCGTACTGTTCCGCCGCCATGATAACCCCGGCAGCGCCAGCATCTTTTGCCCAAGCCTCAAAGGCCCGGAGCAGGTCGCCCCCTCCACCCTCAGACCACCAGAACATTTCTGATGCAAAGATAGATGATGGAGAAAAGAACAAACCCAACAAATTGCCGCCAATCATACCATTGTCGTGCAAGAAAAGACAAGCGCTGTCTTCTAGTATTAGCTCTTTCATCTTTGCCGCGACACTTGAGTAGTCATACGGTTGCTCTGACCACGGCGACTTTTCATGAAATCTCTTCCCCCAAATCAGCATTTGAGGAATGTCGTCGATTCCAGCCTCCCTTACGACTGCATGTCGTTGAGCCGAGCGCCCAGTATCGTCGCTATGTTCTTGTCCGCGAACCGAATCTCCCAAATCCTGTTGGGAGGCTTCATTCTGCCCATCTGTCGCCATATCACCCTCTTTCCATATTCACCAATCTTGCCAACCGAGCGCGTGTATTCATTTGACCACGTATTGCCGTTGTCGTCAGAAAACCGCAAAATAATGAACGGGTCGCTACCTTGCCCAGTGGATATTCCTACGCCTTTTGCGCAATCAAGGGCTAGAGAGAACGCGGGGACATTAGAACGAACCGGCGTTATCGCGGTTGCAAGTCGAATAATCTCTTTGCCCATGTCCTGATAGATTGCGGTGTTAAAGTTTCGCAGATTACCCGCATAGGCATCGGCCATAATGATCACGCCGCCACGCTCAACATAGTCAAGCGCCCGGTACGTTGTTTGCCCTTCGCTGTCGCGCTCGTGCCAAGCATTCGTGCTGATGTCCAAGACAAAAGTGCCTGAATTCGGCGTGCGCACCTGGACGAACTTGTGGCCGTCCTGCGTGTATGAGGACATCTTGCAGAGCGGCAAGTCAGCATCGCTCAAGCCCTGCATGACCTGCTCAATGTAATGCGTGCTAACGCGCGTTGGCAGGTAGCCGTTTGCTCGATAGATGACTCTGTCATTGCCGACCCAAAAAACGGTATTGTCTTCTGTAGCAGCAAGGTCTCTGGACAATAATCCGCGCTCAATGAAGCCGCCCGCGATGGGAACAAAAACATCAAAGCCGCCGCTATCAACCCAAACCTCGATTGTATCGGAGCCCATCAACCAAACTTCTTGCTGGCTGATCAGAATGGCCTTGAGGTCATCCGGCGAGCGCTCGGCGGTAGCAAATGAAAGCGCATCAACATTGGACGGGTCGAGCACCTCAGACCACACAAATTCATCATTGCCGGTTGCAAAAACAAGCCGCCCGTTAATGGACGCCACGTCGCGGACGCTAGAGCCCACGTCAACGTCAGAGATTGTTGTCAGCGTCGAGTTGTCGTATAGATAAACCGTGCCAGCCACCGAAGCCAGCGTGGCCACATAGCCTTGCGTTGCGGTAGAGGTCGGCCTGATAAAGGCAAACCTGGACAAGTCCCCATCCGTCCCAACAGAGCCAATGGAAGATGCGGTGGCGCTAGAGTTAACGCGATAAAGCGTGTTTGTAGAAACAGCGAAAATATCGCCATTGAACACGCCGTCCTGTCGAGCAAGGCCAGTGCAAGCTGAGCCGCCAAGCGTCGAATACGACTCAATGCCAGGGCATGACAAAAGCGCCACAGGACGGTCAGGGACAGACGTTGCCTGCTCCGCAAACAGGTTTTGGCACTTCACCCGCGCCAGTTTGTATGCCGAGCGGTCCTCCGGCTGTATCCCGAATTGAATATCCATTAGCCAATCGTCGTCGCATTGCGGGTCTGCGCAGCCGTGAATCCTACCAGCCGCACTTCAAGCGTGGCGCTTGTGTCGGAGCCAGCAACATAAATCTTGCCACCAGCCGGAACGCCATCACCTGCAAACTCGGACCGATACCCACCGCCATCAGCAACTACGGTAATGTCAGGGCCGACTTGATTGGTCGCAGACGCCGCACCACCATCGTTTGCGATATAGACCTTGGCAGTCTGGTTAACGCCCTTTTTGTCGGTCAATGATAGCTTGCTGATTGTGAATACCTCGGCAGTCGGGCATGTAAACACAAGTGTAGCTGTCGAGCTAACTCCGATATTTTCAAAAACACGGGCCATCTTTACCTCACAGGATTACAGCATCGAGCCGCGTCGTAGCGCCAGATGCTATGTTTATACTCTCGCCGCCACCAGAAGTCACTTTCAAGCACAAGTAAACATAGCCCGTTCCCTCATAAAGCACGCCCGGCACGAATGGCGTTATTGGAAACTTGCCAAACCCCGCATCAAAAGCTGTTGCCAGATCATTGGCATCAACGCTTACCGTCCCAAACGTTGCAAAGGTCAGTCCAGCCGGATCGCCTTCCCAAACCTTGCGCGCGGTGACAGCGGTAGAAATAGCTGAGTTTGCAGCAATCTCTGTATCAGACAGATAGATTGCCCATTGGCCTTGGGCTGTATCAGCACTTGCGGCGGCGGTTTGAAATGCGGCGTTTGCCCGCAAAATCCACACAAGGTCTGTCTCAAGTATGTCGGTCAAGGTCGGCCCTGCGATGACTACATATGACGTACTGGACACCGAGATATTTCCGGACAAGGTATCGCCTGTGTCAATTAGATTCACCTGGTCGCGGCGCACAGAGTCAGAGAACGCCAGAGACGCCGCCCCAAGGTCACTCAGAGTCCGGCTCTCGGCGTCATTAAGGCGTTCCTTCAAGTCATCGACCTCCGAACGCAGGGCATCATTGAACTGAGATGCGGCGTCCAGACCGGCCTGCAATTCCTGCTGTGACGTTCTCAGGTCTTCAATCTGCTGGAGGGCGGAAGCAAGCTGCTCTTGCGCGACAACTGTCTCAAACAGCCCATCCGAGGCCCCGCCAAGGCGGTTGTAGACCATGTCGAGGAAGCGACGCCCCGTAATGGTCAGAATGCCGGTGGTGGGGTCCACCATAGGCTGCTGGCCATTGAACATTCCGCCGTCATAGGGCTTTGAGCCAAAGCTAGCCATCGCTGCCACACGGAATGAAGGTAATGGACGCTGTTTCCCGATCAAACATGCTTGCCTCTTCAAGGGCCGTCATTGCCCTCACTTTCGTATCAGCTAGAAGAGCTTGGTTGCCAGGATACAGTGGCGCACACATCTCAGCCGCCAAGCCAAGGACAATTGCGTCAAGCCATTCTTGTGGCAGGTCAGGCTCGTCAGCATTATTATCGAAGTCCTCGAAAGAACGCGAGTAAGTGATCTTCAACGTTTCAGTCGTCACAGTTGATGGGACCGGCCAAATGTAGAGCGTCCCCTGAGAAAGACCTGGATCATAATAAAAGCTTGTCGGCGTGCCGGACGCGCTCTTTTCGGGCAAATCAAAATAATCCTGCCGGGCCATGATAGGGACAATCGGCCTGTCCACGCCCGTCGCGCTACGATACCGGATCGAGCTAATGCGAAGGGGGCGATAGGACACGTCAGGAGTTGACCCGCCGAATGTGTAGGATGCTTGATCCGCCACCAGCGCCACGCTGCCCTCAGTATCGCGCCACAGGTTGAAGCCCTTGGCTTGCCACGCCTTGATCATGCGGTTGAGCTTGCGCAATGCGTGAGCGTGCATTGGGGCGTCAACAACGTCATCGACAGAAACCGCCCCAATCTCAAGAAGCGCGTCCTTGATAATCGAAGTTGTCGTTTCCGAGTAATTAGTGCTTCCAGAGGTCGCCATTACAAATCTCCTACAGACACATTTGCCACGTCTGAGCCATAAATGTCCATTGTCGAAGAGTGAGTCACGCTTCCCGAATTGTTGCGGAGCTGGAGCCGCCAGTATCGCGTGTTCTCAGAAACCGCCAGGGAAAAGGCCGTGCTTTCAATAGACGACGAAAGCGCGTCTTTAGTCGGCACGTCAGTTAGATCGGTATACGTCGCGCCATCTCCAGAATACGACAAAAACAGGTTTGACCGATTGGCGTCATAGCTCGTCATCGAAATGGACAAGACCATGCGCGAGCAATTCTTTTCACTCCCGATGTCAGCCGTTGCCAGCGTGATTGTCACATCAGAGGTCGTTCCAGATCCCGATGCGCTTTTGAGCAGACTGATGTTTGAAGGGTCGGGGCGAGAAACCGGAACGCGCTGGTTGTCCGCACGGCCCCGCACAAAGTCTTGAGGGTGGCGAGGCTCCCAATAATCCTGGTGAACCCACATGCCCGTCCACTCTTTGCGCATTTCCGACGCAGGGAACACATGACCGCTGCGGTCACAGCGCATCTTGTAATCGCCCAGCTTCGGCTTTTTGGCTCGAATGACCCTCATTAGTTCCGCTTCTTCAACTCAATGATAAAACTGCCAACGTCGCCCGATCCGAGACCTACAGTCGTAATAATCAAATCGCCCGTGGCACCAGCTCCGGCGCTTGATGGAATGCCGCCAATTCGCTCAGCGCTCTCGGCAGGATAACAGAACTGGTAGTCAGGAAGGTGAAGCGCGGGGGTGTCCGCATCTGCGTCCCAAAACAAGGTCGCCGTAAAGCCGGTCAGCGCAGAGTGGATAGCATTTATCGAGAACCCACTTGCGCCGAACGCGCTTGCATCAGCGATGATAGTTCCGGACTCATTGCCAGACCCGTCCCCGGCGATATACACATTCAAAACCACATGACGTGGCCCGTTGTGAATTGTTTGGATGGTAACTGTATTTGCCATTATTGCCTCACAGCACAAAGATAACCGTTAAGCCGCGCAGAAACGTCCGTGCCCGCCGCGCTCCTAAAAAGAAGGCGGCACAATACAGCGCCGCCCCCTCATATACATGACCCAAAGAACTCAGGCCGTAACCTGAGCATCCTCAAGAGCCTGCTCAAGAAGGTTGATCTTCGCTGCAAGCGAAGCAACGGCGTTGGCGACCTCAGCTTGGGCATATGTCGCGCCAATGACCGCGAGGGTCGTTGATGCGGTGCCGCCAGAGCTGTCAGTAAGCTGGCCAATATTGCTCGGCTGAGCGCCCGACGAATTGAAAAGCGGTGCGCGCACGCCGTTAGGGAAATTGGTGACTGGCATTTCATTGCTCCCGAAAAAGGGCGAAGGGGGCAATCAAGCCCCCTCCACTGCATCACTAGGCTGCGCCAGCGGTGCCGTACAGGCCACGCCAATCAGCCCAACCAACGCCGTAGCGCTCGTATGCGCTGTAGCACATGTTCTTCGTGTCGAAGTCACCATCCATCTCCAGGTCCGCCTCAACGCGCTGCTGGAAAATCATGCCCTCTTCGGACGGGAGGTCGGTGCGGATGAAGAATGCATCCGTGTCCGTCAGGAAGTGGTTGACGGAAACCTCAGGAATAACACCGGCTGCGCGAAGCACGTTGATGTCATTGTTTGCCGAATTGGACTGCAACTCAGACTTCAAAATCCGCTGGGACTCAAAGAAAAGGTCGGTCGGCACAATCAAGCGCTTCGGACGAAGCTGAATGCGAAGACCACGGTCGTCCTTGGCCTGCATGATCTGAATGCACAGGTCTTCAAGCGAGGTTTCCGACAGGTCGGCAGGAGTTGCAAGCTCATTGGACTGGCTGCCCGAAAGGGAAGGGTGATCCGTTGCCAACAGCTCTTTGCCGTCGCCGCCCGTATAGGACGAGTTGAAACCGCGATTGTAGACGTTTGCAGACACGTTTTCTTTGGTCTGCATCATCGAGCGAGCCATCCACCGGGTCTGGGACTGGCCCAGCTCGATGTATTGGTTGTCGTCGATTGCTTCACGGGTGATCTTGGAGCCAAGCGCATAGGCGACGTTGGTGATCCGAGACGTATAGCCTTCTTGAGCCGTGTCATAAAGCAGGGACGCACCCTCAGCTTTTTGAGCTGCAAGACCGTACCCGGTGCGCTGCACGCGCTCCTCATACTTCTTGTCAGACGACACAACGTCGAAAAGCTGGCGATACTCAGCGTCAAAATCATTGTAATTGACGCCAAAGTGATTTTTCAGACCAGGAAAAAGGTCTTTGACGAAGCTGGATGAAGTAATCGTCATGGCTAGACCTCCGCGTTGTCGAAGTTGTTGACCTTGACCAGCCAACGGGCGTTGGTGCCAAGATCGTTGTCCACACCGCGATCAACCGCCACCAGAGAAAGGTTCATGCTGGCAGAGGTCGTGGCTGCGGTCGAGGAATCCAGCTCACTAGCCGAAATGATCGGATGCGAGGTGGATGCGGTGCCATAGGCAATGTCAACCGTCCGGCCAATGTCCGTGGTCGCCAGGGCTCCACCAGTGGAGTCCTCCTGAGCCGAAAAAACCATATCCTCAGCTGGGCAGACCATAACATAAGCGCCGACACCAGACGCCACATAGCGAGCAGTGTCACGAGTGAGGTCGCCATTGGCGTCACTCTCGATGCCGACGATGACACCAAAAATGCCAGCGCCAGCGGTAGAGCGAACAACAGCGGGAGCGGTAGCATCAGTGCTACCAGTGCCAGTGCGCTTTACCGCGTCACCGACAAAAAGATTGTTGGACCCATCAGCGGTGAAGCACCGAATAGCGGCCCCATTGTAAGGAGCGCCATTTGCGTATTTAACCGGACGGAGACCATAGGCAACATCAGCGTTTGCCATAGGGAACTCTCCTTATTAAGAGTTTGCTGTGATTTCGGACTGCTTGAGGTGGCTATGCTCGTTGTTTTCACCAGCACCAGACCCAGGCAGGTTTCGTTGAATATCGCTCATAATCCGGTCATTCACTGACTGCTTCTTCCGCTGAGCCCACTCGAAAATCTCTGTCTCGATACCCATCAAGTAGGCGTGAAGTGGAGAGCCGTCCTTTTTTGAACCTACAACAATATACTTTGCCTTGTCAACAGACGCCTTTGTCTCTTCATTAAGGGGTTGAGCGCCATCTTTATCAATAAACACCCATCCTCGCTCAATAAAGCGCTCAATTCGATTGTCCCGGTCATTTACCCAACGAAGACTGAACCCATCAATCGGCTTGACCGGCAATTTCTGCTCACCAAAATCAGCGGAGGCAGAATTTTGCTTGATGCGCTCGAACTTTGCTTTGAGCATTTCCTCGCGCTTGCTTGGGCGACCGGATTTGCGGGCCATGAAGTCAGGCTCATCATCAGGCGTAGGCGCGACAGGCTTGGTATTGTCAATCGTGGTCATTTCAGTTCTCCTGGTTCATCTTCGCCCAGTCTTGGGCATACTTGTCCTTGTCGCCGCCGTACATGCGGGCAACGATGCGCGCGATATTCGGGTCATTTTGTTTTTCAGCGGGCATTTGCGACCACTCAGTCACCTTGCGCGGCGATCCAGAGCGCCCGGCCCGGCGAACGCCTTCAACCTTTGGCGCGGCCTTCTTGGGTGAGTCACCCAGCTCGGCATCAACGCGGGCCTTCACCTCGTCAAGAAACGCCTTACCACGAAGGTTCGGGTTTTCTTGCGACAAACGCTGGCCAACAATCTCGGCGGCAGTAGCCTTTTTGAGGTCGGCGCTCGACGACGAAGCGTCGTATTCCGGGTTCTGTGAGAGCCAGTCGCCAATCTCGGCCTGGAGGCTGCTAGAAGTCTGCTTGCCGGACATTTCATCGCGGATTTCGTCACGGCGAGACAAAAGGTCTTCTGCTCGGTTGGCGTCGCCAGCCCTGTAGGCCCCTTGAAGCTCGGTGCGGATTTTGGCTAGCTCGTCTTCCATTTGGCGGGCATAGAGCTTTTCATGACGCTGTTTGAAGCCATTGAACTCGTCGAGTTGCCCGCGAAGCGTCTCAACTTCCCGCTTAAGCTTCGGCAGCGACTTCTCAAACATCTCATTGTATTCGTCCGGGTCGTCCACGAAGCTATCAGGCACCTCGCCCTTCCACTCGTCACGCGGCTTCCAACCCCGCTCACGGGCGACCTTCTCCGGTGATGGCTGGGCCTCCTCGACCGGGGGCGCTTCTGCCTCTACCTGCACGTCTGGCGTCTCTACGGTCTTTTGTTCTTGCTCGCTCATGATTTCATTCCTTGATGATGGCAATAATGTCGGTGTCACAGATCATGCGATACTTGCTCTCACTGTCGTCCGCAAAATTGTCGATAAAGTTGCTTCCGGCGTATTTCTTGAAGATAATCCTGTCACCGGCTTTGGGTGGGCTTTCAGCGTGATAAAGCTCTTTGAACGCCCCAGCGCCAACCTTGACGACTTCGCCAACGACCTCGGCAAATTTGTTCCGATCCTTGGCTTCGTCAGGCAAAAAAATGCCGCCAGTCGTCTTTTCCTCGACCTTTTCTTGCCGAATTAGAACCATGTCCCATTGCGGCTCAATATGTTCGGGATTCAGTGTCATCTTCGTTTTCCTCAATTTCATCTACTCGAATGTCGTCCCAAGTGGCTTCCTCAAGAAGCTCAAGCATCTGGATTGCGCTACGCTCCCAATGGAGGTCGTGGAGCGCCTCCGGGTTGGACAGGTTGCGGCCCATTGCCCATAGCTGCTCCTTGGCCATTTGCTCCCGGTACTCCCGGTACTTGCGGAGCTGGCTGAAAACCTCCTGCGTTAGCGGGCTGTCCCGCCATTCCTGATACATTTCCGAATTCATTTATCATCTCCTTCAATGCGCTTAACTGGGCCATATACAATTCAAGCTGTCGGCCTTGCTCTTTCGATTCCGCATTGGCCACGTTTTCAATAGCAGCGGTTTCCATTTCGAGGATTTCCGCTTGAGCTTTTTGGGCCGCGATAGCGATCCGGGCCTTGTCGTTTTCCAACTTGGCCATTTTGATAAGAGTTTCCGGGTTGGGCTGCGGCTCTTTTGGCATGAGCGATTCCGGGTCATCGATATTCGCTGCCGCCAAAACACGTTTGGTGGCTTCCATCGGATCAAGCTTGCCCTGGTCGGCCAGACTCATGATTAGCTCAGCCTTGGCCATAGCCGCGCCATTCGTGACCATTTCCGGGTCCGTAATAGGCATTACGTCCATGTCGAGAGCAAAATCTTCCGGTGACAGAAAGTCTCTATCAAGTATTTGCTGGTATTTAGGGTATACAGACTCAATATTTTCGCCGTCTATTTTAAACAGAAGTCGCATTTCATGCTTGAGAGCGCGATGGATACGTTTATAAATAGCAACAAACTGCTTTGAACCCTGCTCCACCAGCGTCAAAATTGTGGTCGGGGCGAGATTTGTACTTGTTTCTCCCATCATTACGTCTTTGACTGACGAAATGTCCTGGGCAGCACTGATCATAAGGCTCAAGAGCTGAAATGTCGTTGGAGAAGGTCCGCCGAAGTCGAGGGGGACCAGCTCGTTCTTGATCGTCTCACCAAAGCTCTCCACAGGCTTCCACTCGCCTGGTTTGAAGCGGGCATCGCCTGCACGAAGTTTCAATCGCTTGCCAATGAAGCCTGATTTGGAGTTTTGCCAGTGGGCGGCGTCGTTAAGCTGGTTGATCGCCGTGTTGACCTCGGAATTGAGCGGGCCGAGCAGCCAGCCAAAGCCAATGCCGTAAAATCCGCCGTCAGGATTGGGGATGAAATCGTATTTGATGTAGTATTGGCGCGGCTCAATCGGGCTACCAGCTTGATCGAATGCCACAGCGTCTTCCGGGAAGAAGTTGGCTACAACCCGCAAAGGGATGCCGCCATTTTTCGTCATTGTGATGATGTAGGGCTCTGGATAGCCGTCGCCGTCCATATCGTATCGGCAGTGGGCCTCAAGCAGCTCGACAGGCTCGGTTGACCCTTCTGGAACCAGCGCTTTGACGGCATCAGCGTCATAGAGGCCGGTCATGACACGCTCTGCCATTTGGAAGGGGTAAAGTTCGAACACCTCGGTTACTTGCGGCGCTTTTTTGAGGCTCTTGGCGTCCATATTGACGACCAGATCGCGGGCTGAGAGGTATTTTGAGTCCGGCCCGTTGTTCCACCAAAGTTTTCTGAACGCGCACCCCGAAATTGGCAGGTTATGCAAGAGCTGGTCAGTGTCCGTTTCCCAGCTTTCCATCTCTTCAAGAAGCTGCCAGCTCATAAACTCCGACACATTGCGGGCTCTATCGGCTTTTGCACCAGGGGGCACGGCATAAACCGGCTTACCGCCTTCGCCTTGCTGGTTTGGATCGACCAGTCCGCTATCATCACCAATAATTTTGGCCTTTACGATGTCGCGACCGGGGAAGATGCCGGGATAGGCGCGAGCCGCAAATTGAATTGAGGCCGTTGTGATCAGCGGGAAGATGACGTTCGAGCATCCATTGAACGGATAGCTTTTGTTCTTCTTCTTTTGGAGGGCCATTTCCATGCCCTTGTCGTAGGCATCGACCCAATCTTGTCGGCTGGCCTCGTCAATCTCATATTGTTCATGAGCGCGTCGGGTCGCCAGCATGATGGCGTTTTCGTCAACGACGCCTATCAGATTGCTTTCTTCAGCCAGCAGTTCAAGCGGCAAGATCTCCTCTTCCAGAGGCGCTTCATCGAAAACGGGGGCATCAACCATGTCTAATATCCTGTGTGTTCATCCCTGAAATCATTGCCGCCGCGTGAGCCACGCAAGGTCGCAAGGAAGTCATCTTCGTCAGCCATGTGCGGACTTTCATTGCCCGGCACAAGGAAAGTCAAGGCCAAAGCATCCGCCCAGTCAGGACTTTCAAGACCGCGCTTCTTCATATGGTCTTTCTTTTCCAAGAGCATTTTATTGCTATTTTGGTCAAAAGAATACTCCGGGCCGACAAGTTGAGCGCGAATCCTGTCGTCGTTTGGAATGTCGGCTGTTTCAAGCCAGGTCTTCATCTTGTCCCACAGCTCAATCCTGAGATTGTAATAGATGCGTGGGTTTGACGCTCTTCGGCCTGACGAGACGCTGATAGGTGAGTAATCCAGCCGGGTTAGCATGTCGTATACGCCTGCACCGATACCAACGGAGTCGATGAAGCATTGACATCTTTCGCGCTCCAGGTGAGCCGCGATGATTTGTGTCAGGCTGACAAGGTCGCGTTCTTTATGGAACTCGTGCTTGATGATTTTTGGGCCTTTGCGCCAGACAAAGCAGCTCGCATCGTCACCGTATCGGGCCACATCGACGCCCATGAGCAGCGGAAAGTCCTGATAATCGTCCTCATTGAGCTTTCGGTATTGCGCACCCTCGACAATGTCGGTCGGGATAAGCTGGGCAGTGGCTTGGCGTGGGAATTGCCCCAGCACGCGGACGCGAACATAATCGGAGTCCTCGCCGTAGTCTTCGACTAGTTCGTTGAGGTATTTGCGGTCAGCCATCTTGGCTGTTCGCGAGTCGATATTGCGATTGTCCCAGCGCTGCTTGAGCTTGTGGAAGGTGTCGTAGAAATAGCCCGACGTTCTTGTCGGGTTTCCAAAGGCCAGCCACATGGCTCCCGGCGTTGTCATGGCACCGGAGGCGACTTGCCAGATCACATCGGGGATGCCGCTAGCCTCGTCGAAGATCATGAAGGTGTATTTTTCGTGCTGCCCGGCGAAGGCTTCGGAGTTGTTTTCCGACCACGGGATTGCTGCCGTGTACCATGTCTCAGGGTCTTCGACGGCCCGAAAGCTTTCCTTTTCCCACTTGAACATGTCGCGATTGATGGACAGCTTGTGCCACTTGGCCAGCTCTCGCCAAGTCCGGTTTTTAAGCTGCCTCTCGGTGTTTGCCGTTACCGTGCCAAGGCAACCGGGTCTGGTGGACATGTAGAAAAGGGCAATCCAGGACACCAGCGCTGACTTACCGACACCGTGACCAGACGCCACAGACAATCGGACGGGTCCGCCATAACGCTCTTTGCGCTTGAGTTGCTTGCCGAGGTCCTTGAGAAATTCGCGCTGCCACTTGTCAGGCCCATCAAAGCCTTTCAAGTCGCCTTGCCCCCAATCAAATGCACCCAAGACATAGCGAAGTGGATCATACCGGCACGAGCCAAGGAACTCTGCAAGTTCAGCGCTCATTGCTTTGCTCTTCTTGCAGTTCGTTAAATATATGGTTTGCCATTATTTCGCGCATCGGCATCATGTTCCAATGATCGAGCGGAATGACTGTATCAATCCAGACGTCAATGTTATTGTTTTGACATAGCTGGCAGAAATAATAGTCTTCGCCATTGTATGACTTTTCTGCACCTGACGGACACGGTCCTATCTTGTAGTCAAAATAGGCTCTCACCTTGTCATTGCCAGTAGACTCATGGGTGTACCAGTCAACTTTGTCTTCAAGGCTTTCAAAGACGTGTCGTTTAATCCGCATGAATGCTGTTGCGCCATGCCCTGTGAGGAGCGGGTACTTACCGAGATGATTTTTTACGCTGTGTGTTTTGTGGTCGGGCTTGATGTGGGCGCAAAACTTGACCTTGCCGGTCGTGTCTCGGCGCTGGGGCGCTGCGGCAACCACATCGACATCATGGGACAGAAGTGCGTGGAAGGCTTCTGGTGTGAACCCGATATCATCGTCAATCCAGACGATCTCATCAGCACCCATCTTTAGCGCCTGGTGACAGAGTGCATTTCTGACGCGGGGTGTATTGGCGTGACCAACTGCATTGATCCAGTCAACGCGCAACTCATCGGAGTGCTGGCCGATCACACGAATGATGGAGTCCACAAAGGCAGGCGTTGGCGCTCTGGCCACAGGTGTCAATACGAACACATGCCGCATCGCTATCTCCATTCACTCAATCAATAGAACGCAAGCTAATCATAGTTTTCGTCTATGTCAAATACGGTCTCCAAGCCGACTCCCATATAAATCATCCAATCCAATCAACCCTCTAGCCCTCACCACCCGACAATCCCTCTTGACAGAGATTATGACTACTCCCCCTATAACCCCCTCGGGTTCCAGCGTAAGCGAACACGAGAGGGTGCTTGAAATTATTTTCAATATATTTTTTTCACCGACCCACAAAACATTTACCGACAACAGAAGCTGCCAGGAAAAAAGGGACCCGCCAGATTGAGCGGTTTCCAAACATCGATTGGCAGACATCGATTGGCAGACAGAGAGGGGAGAGGTCTCCAACCACCCCTACCACTGAACACCAGACAGACACCGGGGCAGGCGGAAGGGGACCCAGAGCGGGGGGCGAGGCGAGAGCGGCTGATAGCTTGACCAGGGCGGGGACAGGAGAGGCGAGAGGCGACGGGATGGGGCGCGGACAGGGCGGGACGGGAAGGCGTTGTAAGGTGGGCGAGAGGCAAGGTATGGGCATCTTCCCCAAACACCACACATTCTACTAACCCGTCACTGCACTCCAGACATCGCTAGATATACCTGGCGATTACGGTTTGCGCTCCTCTATCCTGTCTTTGCATTGCCTTGTGTTTCGTTGTCTCGATTCCGTTGCATCCGGCGATTCTTATTAACTGACCGGTTAATTGAAGGGTGACAGGATTTGTCATCCAGGCTCATTCTATGTGTTTCCCTTTATCTATAGATATTTTCCATACCCTTTCTCGTCTGCCCGTTATTGCCTTGTTAGGGTTTGGTCTATAGATTGAACGCTAATAGGGAACACCCTATCAACGGTAAAGGAAACCGAACATGAAAATCCAATTGACCGATTACAAGCCGGGCGGCGTTTCAACCTTCATGATCCGCTCTGGGCCTATGACGATGTGGTTTGAGCTGGAAAGCGAGACTGGGAAGCCTGCCAGCGTCATGCCGCTTGTAGAACCCTACGCCACAAAGGCCCAAACCGAGGGCCGCATCCTTCTGAGCCAGCGCAATCGTCACAAGGGGTGACGCCCGGTGTCCTGTCCGGCCAGTCTGGACAGGCATCCCGGCACCATGCCGAAACGTTCTATCCACGGTAAAGGAAACCGAACATGCTTAACCTCTTCAAAATCGCCCGCCATATCCGCGCACACTCTCTCGAGTGTGATGCTTATGCGCTTGACCATCGCGCCAAAGAATACACGCTCACGGCCAAGCGTCGCCGCTATGACGCTATGACGTATTCGACCGGCACCGCTTCCCCAACATGGGCTTATGCCGCGCAACTGGATGGCGTAGCTAACAAGCTCTCACGCGCTGCAAATGGCCGCCGCCGCATGGCCGCCGTTCTGCGCTCAGCACGCTAAGAGGCCCGTCATGCTTACCCGCCTCGCTAAACTCTTTTATGACCTTTCATGCGCTCTCGGCATTGTCGCCCTAGTCGCATTTATTCTCTCATTCTAACCCACGGACAGGAGATCCGAACCATGACCATTTACATTTGCATCGCCGCGAACGTTCCCGGCTATTCACCGGACTATCAAGATTATCACTCTTGCGAGTCATACGAAGAGCTGCGCGACTTTTGCGCTCGGGAAGTGGTCGAATTTATCGGCGACGAAGATCCAGCCGATTTTGACATTTGGCCGTTTGGGGAGACAACCGAGGCGTCCATAGCATGTGACCCTGATTCATGTGAGCTTTGGCTTTCTCAAGATAAGCGCTCAGGTCGAATTTTGATTGCCAGCGCCATGACTGAAATCGACTATGTGGAGCAAACCCAATAACACCGGTTAGCGGCTGGCCAGTCTAGCCGCCTTCCCGTGCAATTGGCACGATTACGGCAGAGGAGCCGAAACAATGACCGAGCGAATTCACATCGAGTTTACTACGGAAAAATCCGCTTTTAGCGCAGATCCCGCGACCGAGATCGCGCGCATCCTTCGAGCCATGGCCGATTGCATCGCTGACGGTATGGCGACCGATGAGACGCCATTGCGCGACATTAACGGAAACCGCGTCGGATTTTGCCACATCACTTCAGAGCGGGAGGGCTAGACCATGGGAAGCAATTTACCCAGCCTCAACATTAACGCGGGACCCTACATGACGCCCGCCGAATGCGCAGAACAACTTGCCCGCGTCTTCTATCGGCTGGACGCATCGCCGCCTAACAATGTGGCCGGCATCGCGTCCAGTATCAGAGCGCGCGTTATGACGCTAGAGAAGTGCAATATGGCCGAGTGCAATGGCGTGGTGCAGCCGGATGGGTTCATAGGATGGACTGAAGAAAACCAGGACCAAACTAACATCTTGCGCATCCGCGCTCAAAAAGAAATCCGCGACATTATCCGCGAAGCCGTTCCCGCCGAACATGACGACCGCGTAGCAATCGAATTTCAAGGCGACCCGCGCGGCTGCCCTGTATTGATTCACATCGACGATCGCGAGCGCGTCGCGAGCTTTTGGTGATATTATGGCGCACAATTTCACACGTTGCGGCGTCCAGCATCATCACACGGAATCCCCTTATGGGTACGATGTGCACCACGCGGAAAGCGACCTTGACGACCCATATCACCGTTTTGAGTGGGCCGATGCGTGCGTTTTAGCTCGCAGATTTGCCGCAAAATATGGAGAAAGCTCGATATGCATCGCGGGCAGCCGCCATTGCGACAGCCCCCTAGCTGTTTTCAGAGACTAGCTCCCCGATTAGCCGCGCCAGACTATCGGCGCGGCCTTTCCGGCATCTAGCCGTCAACGGTAAAAGGAGATCCGAAATGTTTACCCAAAAATTCGACATATTCGCTTGTGAGGGCGACTCAATTGAATGCGAGCGCGAAGGCTTCACCGTTATTGCTCGCATCGAGCGGGATTGCGATTATCACATTGACCATGATGACGGCCATAACCCAAACCAGAGCGTTACCGGATGCGACGACGCGCAACAGGCCAAGCTATTGGAAGCGCGCCAGTTGTGGCTCGAAAACGAGTGGTTTTATTGCGGCATTGTGCTGGACGTCTATTTTAATGACATCCCGGTCAGCGAAAACGCTGCGAGCCTTTGGGGTATCGAGTGCAACTATCCCGGCGCCGACAATTCATATCTGCAAACTGAGGCCAATGAATTGTTGGAAGAGGCAATCGAAGACGCCAAGGGGCAGCGCGCTCGCATCATTGAGGCGTTGAGCGCATGACCCGGACCCCATCGCCACAAGACGCAAAAGCAGGCCAGCGCACGATATACGGCGGGATCTGGTCATCCGCTAGCGCTGAAGCCTATAACCGCTTGTCTGATAAAATCGCGGCATATGAAGCCCAAGGCCGAACACCGCCAGAGCACCTATTGAACGGCCGACACAATCTGTATTGCGCGCAGATCTAGCCCCGCCGGTCAGGCGCCGCAGACAATCGCGGCGCCCTTCCCGCTGGACTGGCCAGCTTAACGGAAAAGGAATCCGAACATGACAAAATATGTTTCGCAAGAATATATCGACGGCATATTAGAAGGCCGGGCCGCGCTTGAGCGAGACGGCATGGAATACGCGCGTGATCACTTGGACGTATGCGAAAGAACATGCCGAAAATTCGATGCGCAATCGCCAGTTGGGCAAATGCTGCGCGGCGAGCGTGACTTTTGGCGTAACCAAATCAAGAAAGCTAACAAATGACGCGCAAGTCAATCACTCGGCGTGAGTTCGGACAATTTGCCGCTCCAATTCTTGACCCGCCCTGGCATCGCACGCTTGCAAGCCTGTCGGGATGGAATCCGCGCACACTCGAGCGACTAGGAACGCCTAAGATGCCGCTAGACGAAAGGCGCGCGATAAACCTTGCTGATTCACTAGACGCGGCGTGTGACTTTGACGCTGACAGAGTTGCGCAATGGTTGCGCGGGCAATTCGAGCCCTAATCTTCCTCTGAAGACGCCTCGCCACGCTCAACCGCGCGCTCTATCGCATTCTTGAGGCTTCTAGACTGCCCAGCAATGGACGGGGCTTTTGCTTGGCTTGGCTTGGTCGCCATATTGGTCATTATCTCAATGTCGCGTTGCAAGCTATGGATGATTACACGCGCCTCGCTTGGCGATAGTTCACCGCTTTGCACGCGGTCACGGATCTCGATTATTTCATCGGCGCATGACTCGGCGCGGAAACGATAGGCCGCGTGAACTTTCGCGCTCCGGTCTTCGTCCAATCCGATATTGGTCATTATGGCTGTAATGCCCGGTGTATCCTGGCGTTTTGGATCAGCAAAGCTTTTGCGAGAGCCCCCGCTAACGATGTGGTCGATTAGGGCAGATGTCACACGGTCCCAATCCCAGCCGCTACCGTCTGGCAGCATCAGCGGTTCGCGATCTGCTACCGCTATCTTCTTTGGGCGTTTCATATGTCACCACTTAGCAAGGTTAAGCTTTGGGCCGGTGGCGGAAAGGGAAACACCACCGGCCCGCGCGTCAGGGAGGCGAGTCCCTTGCGCTACCCGTTGCACGACAATGCGCGCAATTCTGATACCAGCTCAGCAAGCATGTCTTGATGCTCTTCAAGCTCCTGTCTGGGTGCGTGCGACAATTCGCGGGCGTCCTTCAAGGCAGACGCCAAAATATACTCCACACGCGACACGTTTTTAGCTTGTTCAATTTCCATTTCTAAGTTCCCTTCTGCTTTCAATTTACTCCACCAAAACTACCTGTCAATGGTTAAGCTTTGGGCATCAAGCCAGTCCTGGACGCGCTTGTAGGTGGCCATCGTGACATTCCTGCCTTTCACCAGGTCATGCACAAAACGCGGATCACTCATGACCACTTTACCGAATTGAGTTTTCGACATTTTCACGCCGCTAGCCTTTCGGGCCTTGATGTAGTCGACAATGTCGCGCAACAGGCCCAGGCTTGTCGGGACGCGCTTTCTTTTCATTGCCATCACACACCACCTCTCGCTTTCATCGCAGACCAGAGGGTCCGCTTGCAGTCCTGATTAAGCCGACCGTCCCGGCCCGGCTCGAAACTCTGGCGCAATTCATCGGAGGTGTAGCCCATGCGTGTTCTGGTCATGCCGCGTTCTCCTGTCTGTATCCAAACTCTGCCAGCACATTGGCCGGCGCCAGGCATCCGGGCTGGTCGGGGCATGGGCCATCAGGGCGCCAGGATCCGAACCGCTTGAAAATCTCCACCTCGCCGCGCCAATCCGTGCCAAGCGGCTTGCCAGCTCCGGCGCATTCTTCAACCAACGGCCAGTCGGCCAGCCAGTTGGCCAGGCTTCGCGGTTTTGACTTTGCCTCATCGACCCGGCGCCCGT